CTTGTTAAATAAATTTTTAAGATATAACTACGTTTAAATCTAAGGTCCTTATATTACAAAAGTTATAATTACACCATGGCAACAAAAGAAGAACTACAAACACAAGCAGATGCGGAGATAGAGGCAGCAAAACCTTTATACAAGCAAGTTAATGATGAGAGAATGGAGTTCTCTGATGCAGATTATGACCAGGCTAAAATTGATTTAGGTAATTCTAAGTGGGATGAACAGCAATATGGTTACATTGCTGCAAGACAAGAGGCTTACGGATCGCTTGCAGATCAAATGGATATGCAGTACTGGGACGCAGTAAATAGCACTACAACCTGGCAAGATCACGTAGCTAAAGTTAAATCAGATAATCCAAAACCTGCATAAATCACTTATGATATAATCCATAAATGGATTACATTATTGGGTTTTTATTAGGTTATTTTATAAGAACATTTATAAATTATTTAAATAGTTTAGTTGATATAAAAGTACCAGATAATTATAAAGAAGAAGATTGGGATTGGATTGCATGAATAATTTACCTGTGTCAAATGGATTTACACAAAAAGAAATGTTATTCATGATCATCGAGGGCCAAAAAGAAATAAACGAAAGAATAGATTTATTACACGAAAAAGTAAATAGTAAAATTTCCAGGCAAGAATTGTTTGGATGGATTGTTGCGGTCGGTGCGTTATCAGCACTTGTTGGCAACTTAATGTAAAGGAGAATATATGGATTGTTGTGGACAAGGGTGCTGTTCAGGAGGATAAGCAATTCCTTTAGAATACTATTAGTTACTGTACTACTCGTACCTATACCTGTATTTGCTAACGAAGAACAAACTACTACAACTACTACGACTACCATTCCTGGTGAAGTAGAAGAAATAGAAACATTTGATGGACCAGAAGAAACTACTACGACTACAACTGTTCCAGAAGATAACACTACTACAACTACGACCACTACAACTACTACGACAATACCTGAATGGGAACAATCAACAGATATAGAATTACCTGAAGATGAATTAGATAGTCAAGGTAATGAGGTTGAAAACAATATACAGATAGACAGTAATCATAGTAACGGTAATTGGTCTTGTTGTGGTATGACAGACTTTCACATGAATTTACATTACTTTCAACATGGCAACGATAGTAATGATTACACATTTACACTACCTGAAACCACGACAGTAGAAGAAGAAGAGCTAGATATAGATATATATGAAGTTGGTTTTAGAATCGGTGCATTAAATAATGATGGCACAGTTACATATACACACACTGATGAAACAACACAAGTAAATGTGATTGAGGGCCAAGATAATACAGATATAGAAAACATGTTTGAAGATGTTGTTTACAATATATACGACACATTAGAAACATTTATAGAAAGTTTTACAATAACAATTAATGACTGGTCTTTGCTTGATGACATATCATTTAAATATATACAACCAACTACTACTACTACTACTACATTACCTCCACCTCCAGAGCCTGAACCTGAACCAGAACCAGAGCCAGAACCAGAGCCTGAAATATTTGTTGTCATACTTGATAATGGTGAAGAGGCAGAGTATGAGCAACATGAGATTGATGACGGAACAGTAGAACGAGACAATGAAAGAAAAAAGAATTATGAGATATATGGTGTAGAATTAACTGACGAACAAATAGAACGAGGAGATTTAGAAAATTATGACATCGAGATCATTGAGGAACAAGACATGGGAGAAGTCGGAGAAGAGTTTTACGATGATGTTGATGTACCTGACATTATGGAGATTGAACTTACTGAAGAAGAACTTGAAAGAGAAACTAAGATTCTTGAAATTAAAGAGACAGTTGAAATTTTTACGTTTGAAGATGAAGAGGAGTTGGAGAATTTTGTTGAGACGATTATTGAAGTCGAAGAATTTTTACAAGACTTTGAAGAAGTAGAAATTGTAATTATAGAGGACATAGAAGAAATAGAAATAGATATAGATGATTGGGACACAGAGTTTGAAGAGATAGAAGAAGATGAGTTGGACGAAAATATACCAGGAGATGACACCGAAACAACGGAAGAGATTCAAGAAGAAGATGTCAAAGAGACTGAAGAGTTAGAAGAAGTTATAGAGATAGATATAGAAGATGATTTATCTGATGAACAAATAGAAGAAGTCATAGATCAGTATGTAGAAGAATTAGATACAGAAGAAGTAGTCGAAGTCTTAAAAGAAGTTAATGATATAGGTGTGCAAAATCTAGAACAAGCTACAGAGGAAGTACAAGAGATAGTACAAGCAGTTGTAGAAGAGGCCATAGAAGAAATAGATAATTTGACAGAAGAACAAGTTGAAGTAGTAGCAGAAGTATTACAGGTACAAACAGAAGATGTAGAAATTATTGCAGAGGCTATAAAAGAAGATGAAGTTATTGCAGATGCGGTTGAAGTTTATGTAGAACGTGCAGTAGAAAATGCAGACGTAGAGGATTATACACTTGCTGATGTTGTTGTTGAGGTGCAGATAGAAGAATTTATATCTAATCCAATAGGTACTTTAGTAGATGTCGATTTGTCTGATGTGGTAATATCAGATATAGGACAAGATATGACACAAGATCAACGTGAAAAAGCACAAGAAGTTGTTATACCAGTGATCATTACAAGGATTGCTAGCTTGGCATCTATGCTGTTGACAAGGAGAGTATGATAAAAAAAATAATTGATTATATTGTTGAGGCAATAAAAGAAACATTAAATTTGTCATGGACTCTTGTCGGTTTAATTATTGCAACGCTTACATTAACGGGAAGTGCGCAACAAGTTACAGGATTAGCAACAGTAATTACATTAGTTGTGTGGCTATTGACTATAAGGTTTAGGAAATAGTATGTGGTTTGACGATGTTTTAATAGATGATATCGATGACGAATTAGATAGAGCTAATTTAGAATTAGATAGAATGAGAGAAGAATCTGAATGCACTACATTTAAAAGAAATGGTACTTATGTAACTATATGTAACTGTAAGTACGGAGTACATTCACATCGAGGAGTATAAATGAAACTGACAGTAGTAAGAAATCAATTTGGAACTGATGCGACCAATGGAATTTTATTAATTGATGGTATTTTTGAGTGTTATACATTAGAGGACCAGTATCAAGCAGTAAAAGTTATGCATGAAACTTGCATACCTGAGGGAACATACGATATTGAGTTTAGAAAAACAGGTGGATTTCATTCCAAGTATTCTGAAAGGTACAAGAATGCACACTATGGTATGTTGCACATACAAGATGTGCCTAACTTTACCTATATCTTAATTCATACAGGGAATAGTGATGAACACACCTCAGGTTGTCTCATAGTTGGAGAGACACAACAGGACCTTGATATATCTAAAGATGGATTCATAGGTTCTAGCACAGTTGCCTACAAAAAAATGTATGCAAAAGTAGCAAATCAATTATTACAAGGTAAAAAAGTAACTATAGAATACACAACCATAAATAAATTACTTGATAAACCTGCAGAGCAATCAGATACATACGAAAAATTACAAGAGATAAGTGGTGAGTTAAAAATTTTAAACGCAAAACTGGATGGAAAGGACATTGTATAATGGCATACGGTTACGGTAAAAAGAAAAAGAAAAAAACCAAGCGTAAAAAGAAAATGAAATACTAAGGATATATACGAAAGTAGATTGTCCTAAATGTAGATTACCTCTTTATAAAAAAGAGATCGGATTTGTGTGCATAAATAAACAATGCAAACATTATAATAAAAAACAATTTTAATGTCATATTTATGTACTATACTAAGGTTATGAATATCTTTAGTAAAGATAAAAGAGCAAGAAACAAGGACGGTACGTTTAAAACAGATGTATGGTGGACTCCTTGGTCAGACGCATGGGAGTATAAATTGAGTGATGACTTAAAAGATATGCTAGAGCGTACTGCCTGGACATTCATCGAGGCATTTATAGGCGCATTAGTAGTAGCACCATTGGCCGGAGTTGAGGCAGAATCTATTCAGCTAGCAGCAATAGCAGGTGGTGGCGCAGCATTAGCAGTCGTAAAGACTTATGCTAAAAAGCAAATTACAAAATAATATAACAATATAGAAAGGTGGTTTTCTATGAGTAAAAAGAAAACTCAAACTAAGTTGGAAGAACTTACGGAGAGTCAACAGGACGTAGCACACAACGAAAAAAGTCCTATACCTACACATCCACAAGGTTGGGAACCTGGTGTTACCTTTAGTCATGACAAGAAAAAAGGTACGATAACATCTAGACCTACGACAAATTCTAATCCAGAGTTTGCTGATTTATTACAAGAGTGGGGATTTGATCCAAAGCATTACACAATACTAGACAACACATTACAAGTGAGAACCTGGGATATGAATATGGGCCAGGGAAATATACAACAAGCATGGTATTATCGTGCCACTGTTGTAGCAAATGACTTAGCATTATCAGATAAAGAATATGATAAATTATTAAAGTGGATACAATCACACAAAAGAAAACCTAAACCAAAAATTAAAAATCCTAAGCGATCTTTTTTTGTAGCCATATCAGATTTACAATTAGGTAAGCGTGATGGTGGTGGCACAGAGGCCATCGTAGAAAGATTCTTAGATAAGATAGACAAAGTAAAAGAGCGATATGAATTTTTACGTAAAGCAGGTATGGAGTTTGATCAGCTAACGATAGTAGGATTAGGTGATATTGTCGAGGGGTGTGTAGGATTCTATCCGGATCAAACTTTTTCAGTCGAGTTGGATAACAGATCACAAATTAAAGTTGCAAGAAAACTTATTGCCAAAGCATTAGTAGAGTGGTCTAAAGATTTTGATTTAGTTGTAGTTGGCGCGGTTCCCGGAAATCATGGTACTAAAAGAGTGGCCAAAGGAGTTGCACCAACAGGTGAGATGGACAACTCTGACCTTGAAGTCTTTGAACAATTAGGTGAAATATTTGCACAGAATAAAACATATAAACATATTAAGTTTGTCATACCAGATGAACCACATTTAACATTTAATATTTGTGGCACCGTCTGTAGTTTTACGCATGGCCATGCTATTGGTATGGGAGGTGGGACACCAGAGACAAAAGTTATGAAATGGTGGAGAGACCAAGCGTTTGGATGGCAACATCCTGGTGATTCAAAGATTCTTGTAAGTGGTCATTACCATCATTACATACACAAAACTGATCCTCGTAGTTGGTTCCAAGTACCATCACTTGATGAGTCAACTTGGTTTAAACATCAGACAGGTAAGTCAACACAACAAGGATTATTTACTATGGTAATTGAAGATACAGAGAGGGGATACAGCAATGCAGAAGTCGTATGATGGTATGTTTGCAGACAAACAAAAATTAAAAGAGTGGGCCTTAGATTTACACAATAGTTTAGGTGGTTTTAAAGCAACTATAGGTAGGGAACTTGGTGCTTATGATATTCAAAAAGTAAAATCATCATGTGAAGTTTTTGTTTTACAGTGGAACACACAGATGTTACAAGCAATTAAAGATGCAGAAGAAGAATAAAAAAAGAGGTCTGTTGCCAGACCTCTTTTAACCTATCGTCTAATTCAATACTTGGAGGTACATCATTTTTCGATAGTTAATTATACCATATAATTTATATAAGAGGTTGATTTTTTTTTAAAAATATATATTATGAAATTATGAATAAACAAGTATCAATTATGTTTACAGACACAAGTGTAAGAGATTACATTGTAACTGCAGACAGTATAGAAGAGTGCGAAAAAATATTTGATATGATATGGAATCATAAAGAGAAAAGTATAAAGGATTTAACTTTACAATATAATGTGAGATCCACTACAAATATTTGGGTGCATTATGAAATGAACGATAAGATTGTGAAATCGTATGACGACGATCCCATGCGATTAGACACAGGCGAGGAGGAATAATCATGGACGACAAAATAAAAAAGGAACTTACTAAACCATTTAGTAAAGATGAAGTCAAGCCTGCACCGAGAGGTAAGTTCGGTAGTTATGTGCCACATCATCTAGTAACAAAAAGGTTAAATAAGTTTGCGTATGGCCAATGGTCCCACATATTAAAAGAGGTAGTTAGAGATAAAGATAATTCTGTAAGAGCAGTTGTAACTACGTTTACTTTATTTGGTGTATCACATGACGAGATTGGTGATGTTGATAACAATGATGTAGGTAATAAAAATACAGAGGGTGAGCTTTTAAAATTATGTATGTCTGATGCATTGAAAAGAGGTGCTATGAGACACGGAATAGGGTTGCATTTATGGACAGGTGAGACAACAGAAGAAGAACATTATGCTAATAAAAATTCTTCCATAACGCAGGCAACGCAACAATCTGAATCGGAGGTGATGGAAACTAAGTCTGTACAAGTTACAGAACAGAAACGTAAATCATCTCCTGGTTCAGATGAGATAGCTAAAGTTGCAAAAGATAGTCTTAAAAATACTAAAAGAGTAATAGATTATATTAAAAATGTTTTGCTTTTTAAATATGGGTTGACTGAAAAAGAAGAACAAAGAATGATAAAAGAACTTGTAAACTATGGAAAGCAAAGAATGTTAAAGAAAGATGACAGTGTTGAGACTTATACTGATAGCGAGATGGACAAACTATTAGATAAGATTGCTTTACATTTTGAAAAAAATGGAGAGTCAATGATGGATATTGCACAAGATGAACTGTTAAGTTTAGTGTCAAGTGCAGGATTAGAACCAGAAATAAAACAAGAAAATAAAAAGGAGGAAGAAGTGATTGACATACCAGAGGGTAAGTGGATGCAAGATCCAATGACAGATGCACAATCTAATTTTATTTTAAATACATTAGTGCCAGAGTGTATCGATGCAGGACAAGATAAAATTGCACAGGAGGCAAAAGGACTTGTCGAGGGCGGTCAATTATCAAAAGGCGATGCATCAGATTTAATTACAAAATTAAAGGAGGCAAAGTCTAAATGACATGTAACGAGTATTATGTTACATGGTTAGTGCCTGCAAAGGATGACGGTGATGCGTTGTCTAAAGTAATTAAAATGTGTAAAGGTAAACCAGAATCTAAAGACTGGATTAAACCTGATGTGAGTATGCATGGTCATCCTTGTGATGAACCACCATTTTAATGAGCTACGTAGATATTATAAAATCTATATTGTCTGATGGAAGATGGCATTGCATTGAATCTATTATACAAGAAACTGGTTACTCTGCTAGAAATAGAATTAGTGAGATGAACAAAGCATCAATGAAAAAAGATGGACGTATTGTTATAGAGGGTAAACCATGTGATATGGAGAACCATAGTCATAGAGCTAATGTATATAAATACAGAAACGCACAACATGAAGAGAAACAATATTACATGCAAACGTTTGATGATTTAATTGGAGAGACATTATGAAAGATATTATAGAGTCTAAAGGTGGCAAGTTAGTTTACGAAATGCTTGTGTCGAGCGCTGTATTAGAAAGTGCAGTATCTATAAAGGAGATTGATCCTGGTGATAGAATTTCTTTTTTACCAAAAGATACTTTTAATGCAGGAGTAACTTACATGTTGATAGAACAAGGCCATGATATACCAGTTGATGATTGTGGACATCATGGTGGTATATCAATGGGTTATGTAAACACAAAAGGTTACGGTGATTTACAAATACTTTTAGATATTAATGACTTGTATGTATTTAATTATACAAAACAAAATATACAACTAGACTATGGCAGATGCTACAAAGAGACAATGCAAAATTGGCTTAACGCATTTGCGACAATAGTAAATAGTAGTAAGTCATTAAGAAAAAAAAGAATGAAAGTAAAAGATGAGTACAAAGTAACTACGTACAAGAATGACATAAGTTACTATGACTTTTAAAACCGAGGGCAATCGGAAAGATATGAATGAACAAACCAAAGCAACAGGGTACGAGGTTAGAAACCTTTGTAGCAAAATTATTAGGTGGAGAGAGACTCCCGGAGGGAGGCAAGTACGACAGAGGTGATGTCGTTTTTAAATGGAACGGCATAGACTTTTTTGTAGAGTGTAAAGCTAGACAATCTTTAAATGTAACAAGAGAACTAGCCAAGGCAATGAAGAAAAGTAAATCAGATTTTACTGCATTGATTTGGAAAAGACTTGTTAAAACTGACAAACAAAAAAGACAACCTGATGGCGTACCTATAATTGTATGTTTACCATTAGAAACATTTTGTGAGATTATAGATGCAAGAAAAGGAAATAAATTTTATGATGAACCATTCTGGAGTACAGTGCCTAACAATCCATAGACTGTGTCGTGCGCTATGAGTAAAGATGTAGATTT